GCCTTTTGCATGGCAATTCTCCAAAGTTCTAGGCGGTAGGCCCTCAACGCACGTTGAGTTACTTTTATTTTAGCCTAAACTGGGAAGCTGTGCTGGCCAAGGGTAGTTAGTGGCAGTCAAGGTAGGCAACCCTGGATCGTTTGTGTATTCCTGATTTATGTAAATTTCAATACCTTGAACTAGTACAAACACATCGTCTTTTAAGCGGCCTCTAACTTTGTAGTCAAACACCTGGTAGTAACGGCCATCGTAGACAAACATGTCATTTAAATGGTAACGGTATTCCCATGGGGCAGATATCCCCGCTTCTCGCATGTCTTTAATTGCAATAAACATGTCAATTGTTTGTACAACTTGACGACCCTCTGGGATTGACCGCCGTTGATCTTCGGTTTCACTAACCAACATAACGGGTAAGGTAATACCAGGTCCGTAGCTTTTACCGCCAGCACCCTTGACGCCTTCGTCGTACACATCATCATAGATGCTTCCTGCGCTAGATGAGCCTAATGGCAAAAACTCATACCAAATTACAGCTTCGCTAGCAATTTCACGATGCCTGCGAAAGTGCTTGTTAATTAAATCAAGCTCTCGGCGTACGTCCATTAGTAATAAGCACTCGTGGTTTGACCAGATGGCGGAGTGGTATCAACATACACTGTTTCTCGCAAATTGTCACCCTTAATTTCAGAGTCAACAATTCCACTGTCAATTTCAGGCCACAGGCGTTCCATTGGCGAGAAGTCACCCAGTTCTTTGGATTTGTACAAAGGCACAAGCCTGTTGGTGTTTCTAGAAACCCTACGAAGGTTAAATACCTCAAGCCTGTCAAACCCAATGTTTAGGGCTGTGGCGTGACGCTTGTATTCAGCTTCCCATTGAGCCAAAAGTCCTTGAACCATCCTAAAACGCTGACTGGCAGGGATGTGGACTGATTCAGATGTAATAACATCAATATCACGACTGTATTCAGTCATAAGAGCCCATAAGCACTCTGTAATGGCTGCTATACCAATAGCGTTGATTACAACATCAGACAGTTGGTCAATAGCTAGGTTTAAATTATGAACGTGTTTTTCAACCGCCCGCCTAGTATAAAAGTCCAAGTCAGTGGGGGTAACCCACTCGTAGTAGTACCCTTCAATAAGAAGTTTAGTATTTGCCGCCGGCAATGTTGCCAAACGCAAAACACCATTGCGCTCATCAAGAGAGTAGTCAGAAGGGGTTAGTTCGGTAGTTGCACCATTTACTACATACCTTGCAACCCAAATAGTAGAAGCATCTACGTTGGTGTGCCCAAGTTCGTAGGTGCGGCCAGAAACATCAAAAGTTGTCTGGAAAAACCTTGGGAAGTCACGAAGGTAAGTTCGTGCAATTGTTTTGATGTCTTCAAGAGTAGCCACGTAAGTAGTTTACTACGAATCGTTAGAGCTAACACCGGGGAGGGTGTCTTGGGTTGGCTGGTTATACGCAGGTTGTTGTTCTCGGTGCCGTGCTACATCAGTTGACCGCTTTAAAAGCACTTGTGCTGCTGGGATATTAGTAGGCTTATCTAGGTTCATAGCGCCCTAATGTAATACTTTACGTACATTGTCCGAGGTTGGATATCTACTGCAATTGGTGTAGTTAAACCAGCCGCAGCAGACAGTAATCCACTAGTAGTTGGAACACTGACATTAGTGTGAGCATGGTCTGGTTGAAAAGCAGTCTTTTCAACCCAAAACATAGACATACCTTGAATAGGTAGTTCACCGGCAGCAAGTACATACTTGTCAGCAAAACCATCTGAAGGTGTTGTAAGGCCACCAGAGTCGGTAGGAGCTACATATCGCTGTGTACCAGCTTCAGCGTAGGTCTGACGACGTGTTGCAAAGTCCTCGCCAGTAACACCGGTACCATGGTCGTGGCCACCAGCGTTGCCAGTAGATCCACCTGCGTGGCCATGGTCAATGCCGTGTTGGTGTAAAGGCAAGTTATTTGAAACCAATTTAACTTCATGGTTTACATTGCCATCCGCTGTTCCAATTACTCCAGCAGAAGCTGAAGACGGCTGTCCAGCTAAATACATTCCTGCAAAGTTAGGAAGTGTAAAAGTGTTTACATCTTTTGGACCGTAAGTGGTACCAAGCAAGTCAGAAAGAGTTTGATATGTGCTAATAGATGCAGTAGTACCATTACATTCAAGCCATAGAGAAGCGTCTGGTGGTGTAGATACAATCCAGGTAATTACAGTACCAATAGGCACTCCAGGAGACACAGGTGCTGTTGCAAGCTGGACCCAGGTAGAACTATCCTTTTTAACGTAAAGGCCAGATTCTCCATTAGGCAAAGTTCCTGTACGAAAGTACAAGTCACCTTGGCTGCCATCGGTAGTTAAAGGTGCACTAGAAGAACGATAAGGGATAGCAGTTTGCACTAGTTTACGTTTGTCAACAATGTTCTTTTCGGTAATAGCCGTGCTACCACTTCGGTAAACTGCTGCTAACAAAACATCTGTAGCGGGGTTAAACGACGACGCAGAAGTAGTAATGCTACTACTTAACGAAGTTGGAAAAGCTGGGTTTGTAGCACTAGAGGTACCAAGCAAAACTGTCGGGACCATTACGCCACTAGTTAATCTAGCCACAACTAGTTCAAATGCGGGGTCTGCACTCAATCCAGTTGAAAGTGCCAAGGCGGGGTTTGTTTGCACTGTATAAACAGTGCCTTTTAACAAAACTACCCCAGCGTTAACGTCTACTGCCAGACCACCAATAGCGGATGTAACTTCACAATCAAAAATTACACCAGTAGTGTTATCCCCAAGTACCTCAAAGTCAAGTGAATCTGGTTCGGCTTGATCAAGAGTGAGGTACTTGGGGTTAGTTACTGTATCAACAGCATTAGGAACTACATAGGGCATTTAAAACCTCAGAGGGTGTCGTAGATGTTTCCACTATTGCGCAAATACGCAAACAATTCCTTTGGCAAGTTATAACGCTTACCATCAACAAAATCAAAACTTTGAGTTCCCCAGTACATCTTCCATGTACCCTTAACTCGTGCACTCACTACATCAGAATCCTTAGCCATTACAACTACGGGCTCCTCAATTACTGCACTATCTTCGCCTTCGTCATCTGTAGACTCATCAACAAAAACTTGTGGGACTTGTTTCTTAACGGCCATTGCTACTCCTTGTTCAGTGGTAAAAATAAAGTGGGGGTGGTTTCCCACCCCCACAATACTACATCATTATTGATGTCAACTCAGGTTGAGCCAATTGCTCCACCCTTGGTGTTGATAATCACACGCGATTCGTGCGTGATAACACCAAAGCCCCAAATTGCATACCATGCCAAGCCGTGCTCACGACCGAAGTCAATGACACCGCCGTCACGGAGTTCAACTGGGAGGGCAATAGCATGACCGAATGAGTTGTCACCGATCATAATTGCGCTGAATGACGACGCGTCAGGAGCCTGAGCGCCTGCGGTCACTGAGTCCAAGTCAGCCGGGATCGTGAGACCCTGCTTGACCTGTGTGGTTTCAATGAACACTACGTCGTACAAACGACCGATTTCACCAAGCATGAAGTTGCCGGGAGCGGCGTACTTCGTGACTTCAATGAATTCCGGCCAGTCACGGAGCGAGCGGCTCTGCGACGGGTGGACGAAACACACGTAGGTGTCGCCCAAACGAGGGATGTTCTGACCAGCAAGGACTTCAACTGCGTCCTTGATTGATGCGGGGCTGAGGTAGCCGGGTGAGCTTGCGCTTCCCAAAACACCAGCGTCGTACGGAGCAATTGAGCCACGGGTTGAACCCAAGGTCTTGCGACCAAAGACAACGTTCGGGGCTACTGCTGAACCACCAGCGAACGGAACACCGTTTGCGTAGAGGGTGTTACGGGCCTGGATGTCCATGCTCTGTGCCATGTGGCGACCGAGCAAACGTGAAGACGAAGCCATGACGTCATCAAATGCTGCGTTAAGCAACAATTCGGTAACGGCGACAGCCTGACCGTGTTCAGTCACTGTGATCTGGATCTGGCTGGCCGAAAGGGCAACCGGCTCCATACGCACACCTTCTGACAAGGTAGCTCCTGTGGTTTCGTTAACTCCAAGGTTGGTGTAACGCATGAAGTTGATGGTCAAACCAGGCTGAACGCCAAGCTCGGTCTTCTTAACAGCGAACTGTTCAAAGCGAAGAACCGGCATAGCCTGGAACAAGATTTCCTTGGACCAAATTTGCTGGATTGCGGGTGAAAGGGTTGCGTCACTGGAGTAACCGGTCGTGGTAATTGAACCAAGACCTGCTCCGGTAATCGCACCTCCTTGTGGGGCGGGTAATGCCATATTAATATCCTCCGATGGATAGGGTTGTTGGTTTAGTTAAATTAGAAACGACCCCGGGGGGATCGAGCCTGTAATAGCCGGTCACGCATCTTGACATATTGATCCATCGGCATGTTACGGATGTCTTCCGCACTTAACGTCTGGTATTCCTGTTGGTTATCCATTGGCCCAGTTGGGGGCGCAGTTACCTGCGATCCCCTAGGACGAGCTGGCTGACTCGTTCTCTGGATTGCTTCAATTATAGCACTACTCCGTTCACGAAGTACTTTAATGCTATTCTCGATATCTTCTTCACTATTACCAGTTACCAAGTCAATCAGTTCTGGAATAATATTTTCTTGCTCGGCTTGGATTCTCCGCTGACGGTAGGACTCAAGCTGTTGCATTTGACGCTCTTTTTCGAGCATAGCGTCTTGCGCTTGGCGCTGCTTTTCAAGATCAGAAAACTTCTGACCCCACTCTTCTTCCACCTGATTAATTCGTTGGTTGAATTCATCTTCTCTTTTTAGAAGAAGATCCTTGGCAGACATTTCCTCAACTTCTCGCTGACGAAGTAATTCAGCTTCTTTGCGAGCACGAGTTTCGGCATCTTTAATAGCTGATTCACGCTCACGACTCAAAACTGAAAGTTGTTCTTCCATGGTCTTAACACGCGTATCGGCATCTTCTAGACGCTTGTACATCTTGCCCTTTTCTTGCTGACGAATCTTCTGGACTTCTTCTTCAGAAAAGTATTTCTCTTCGGGTCGTGGGCTCTGTACAGGGGCCGGGGCCTCATCTACAGGAACTTGGATACCGTCTTCATTGGCTTGCATTGACATTGCTGGACTCCTATTGGTTGGGCTTATCTTTTCTCAAATTTATAAAAACAGATTATTCTTCGTCTGGCACACGACGCTGGGCGAGCCTAGCTCCATATGCCTTTGCAACTATATTGTTAATCATAACATCTGCAGGACCACCGGTTGCAGCAGTGCCCGGTAAGGGGCCTTGCTGTTCTTGAGGTTCTCCTGCGCTTGTTACATTACCATCTGGAGCAGGAGTGCTGCTGCCATTAGGTCCGGGTAACAATCCGGTTGCAAGCATTACAGCTTGATTTATTTGTGCACGAAGCATGTCTAGTGCTCCCTGCTCAAGTGCATCATCTCGCAATTCTTCAAAGATTTCAGCAAGCTTCTCTCTTGGGAATTCTTCACCAAGAAGGCGCATTGCTCCTTCTTTGGATTCAAGACCCATTGCCATTTTGGCTTGAGCTTCGTTAAGCTTGATAAGAACATCAACAGGAAGCGGCTCAGGCCAATGAACAGTAGTTCTATAGGTAAGTGGATCTGCTGGGTCTAGTTGAGTTAATTGGTCTGGTTCTGGTTGCTCAGATTTTGAAGGATCATACACAAGCAATTCTGGTTCAAATACAGCAACTGTACGAATAATAACTTCGTTAATCTTTTCAAGGCCTTTTGTAAAGTGAATACGTTTCATATGGAAACGGTTCATCATTGGCTGGTATTGAATAGCCAAAGCTACGCCTGATGTATTAGACACTGGCTGGAACTGCCCAAGTGCT